AGCAATATTTCTTTCAATTTGCTCGTTGAGTTTTTCTTCCATTTCATCAAGTTTATCTACCATACTCTCGATTACATCATATTTCTCTTCAGGGATTGATACATAATGATCTTCAAAAAGACCCTTCATTCCTTGAAGGAATGATTCGGTCATCTCAGTCTTAAGACCTGCTTCAATAGCGAGTGCATTTTCAGCAACCCACTCGTCGGCAACATACTCAAGGTATGCATCGACTCTTTCTACAAGTCCTTGCTTGATAACTTCAATTTCTTCTACGAGAGCATTCTCATAGGTTTCTTGAAGTTCTTCTTTGATTTCTGCAACCTTAGATCTGATTGCAGTCTCAAAGATAGTACGTGCTTTCTCTTGGAATTCCTCAGAAAGCTCTTCACCTGAAAGGAGAGCATTGACATCTTCTTCGATGTCATACTCTTCCTTCATTTCATCTTCGTCTTCATCTTCAGAATTATCTTCCTTAGAAGACTTTTTCTTTTTATCTTCTTTCGAATCTTCTTTGGTATCCTCTTCACTATCTTCGTCTTCCTTTTCGGAAGCTTCTAAAAGTGCCTCGTCTTCATCATACTCGGCATCTTCTTTTGCCATCATGCCTTTCATAGGATCTGCAGCAGCAGCCTTGGCATTGACGACATTCTTAACTTGTTGAAGAGTTGCGCCAGGAGTATTGAGTCTTGCTGACTCATCATCTGTGCGATAATTTTCTGGAGTAGGACCACCCAAATCTTCCCATGCGCCGGTTTGTCCAGGAGCAATTCCAGTGGACAACTTTGGCATTGGTTCAGCGGGTGCAGCTCCTTTGGTTACTACGTTTTCCATTTCTTGTAAATTGCTACCAACGGACATTTTAGATCTTGTGTATAATCTATATTTATTTATAATTTAGAGATTTGCTAAGAAATCTTGGAATAGATTAACCTTATGCTCTTCTAATCTTTTTTGATCAACTAAGGTATTAATTCTTCTTTGAGTTTTGGATGCAAGTTGTTCACGAAGAATTCCTCCTTCCCAAATCCACTCTTTACCTTCCATAATTCCCTGAACAAAGGCATCAGGAGCAGAAGGATCGGCAACGATATCAGCAGCAGTTGCAAGCATGAAATCTTCACCGACAATTTTATGACCTTCATTGGTCATCTTTAATGAACCAACACCACGAGAAGAAACGCCAAGACAAACACCTTCACCAATGAGAGATTTTGCAATCTTACCCATTGGAGTTTCGAGAAGTTGTGCCTTACCAATAAAATTGCTTCCTTTTTGTTCAAGGGAAACAATTTTATGAGAAACTCGATCAAGATTGACGGTAGGACCATCAGGATGACCAAGTTCTCCAAGAGCACGACCTTTATTAACAAATGCCTCATTATATCTTGCTACTTCACGAGCAAGAGTTTGCATTGGATACATTCTGCCGTTACGGTTGCAGATATCACCTTGAAGGAAAACTCCCTCAATATACATTTTCTTTTGAGCACCTTTGCCTTCGGTGATGAACTTAACCTGAGAGACTTCTTCTGTGATGAGTTTCATTTTAGTTTGTGAACGCTACTTTATTTGCTTTAATGACTGCTGAAGTCCAAATGACATCAGTACTTGTTTTTTGTAGAAACTCTACAGATGAACCAGGCATTGTAAAGAAATTTGTAGTTGCTGCGCCGACTACAGTGTTTATTCCAACAGTAACAATACCTGTTTGATTATTAAATAATCGTACACAAGTTGCATCACTGATGCTGCTAGCACTACCCACACTAGTTGTAGTACTTTCTTCAGTTTTAATAATCTTAGTGATTTCCATTATTCTTGATCCTCAGAGTATTCTTCATCATCTTCTTCTCCAAACATTGCAGAAGCAACATGTGGTCTAGCACCATCAACTCTTTCCGCCGCCTTAGCAAATAATAGATCTTTGATTTTATCAGTAACTTCTGAAGCAGAAGAATCTGTGGCAATCAAGTCGATAAGTTCTTCCATAAAATTTTTATATAGTGTTATAATAATTATTTATATCTCTGCTTTTTTGGTATCTTTTTGCATCTGTGCGTTTGTTTGTTGTCCCTGCTGGTCAATACTTGGTTCTTGTGGAATTTCTCCTAAGGGATTTTGAATTCCCATTCCAGAATCCATTCCCATTCCAGGATCTCCTTCTGGTGGTGGTAAAGGTTCACCAGTAATTGGATCTATTGAGTTTGGATCTGGAATAATTCCCTTCTTAATTTCGGTCTTAATTTGTTGATCAATTTCGATGATCTCACTATCAGTCTGACGAAGAACCTTTCTACGAACATATTCTTTGGAGAAATATTTTCCAATATAAGGTTCTATGGTTGCAAGAGTTCCAAGTCTTTCATTTAGTAATTCTGATTCTTTTAATTCTGCAAACTGATTGTCATATAGAAAATCATATTGAATATGATCACTCATCAAATCCCAATCTTCTGGACTAACAATATTTTTCAAAACTAGTTGTGTTTGAGCATATCATTAAACATATTTGCAAAACGCTTTCTCAAACGACCTACAAATTTTGCAAATTTTAATTCGTCTCTTAAGATTTCCGATGAACGACCGAGATTGAATCCATCTCCACCACCAGCAATTCTAGATTCTGGTACATTGAGTGATCTATAAAGTTTCTTTTGAAAATACTCAATATCAGCAAGTTCTCCCAAATTTTGTCCACCAGGAAGAGTAGTGATTTCTGTTCCACGACCACCTTCCCTACGTGGCAACCAGAAGTCCTCCATCATGGACATAAACTTACGATCATCACGAACTTCACCAGTTCCTGCATCATAAACAAGTTTATTTCTGTAACGAGACATAACCTCTTTGAGGTACTGTTCTGCCTTTACCTTTGGAAGATTGCCAACGTCAATATAGAAAATTCTACGTTCTGGAGCACGTGATAATCTGTAGATAACAAGAGAATCCTCAATCATTCTAAGTTGATTGAGTGCCTTAATTGCCTTATGGAGATATGAAAGAATAGTTCCCTTGTTTCTATCTACAAGTCCTGAAGTAACATAAGTGATAGAATCCTTCGCAATCTTAATTTGCTTTACTGCACCACCACCAGAAATCATTCCTGGAGATGGATATGATGCTACGGGTGAATATAAAAAGTATTCTTCTATCTCAGGATAGAATACCTTGTCAGTTTCCTGAATAGCATTCATATTCATCATACCATTCTTATTCGCCTTCTTTTCTTGGCGAACAAACTTCATCTTCATAGGATCAATATATCTCAGATCCTGAATACCATCTTGAGGTTTCTTAATGTCAATAACTTTTAGATAATATAATTTTCCATCAACATACCAATTTCTAAAAATTTCATGAGATTTTTTATCAAAATCCAACAGTTCTTTAATATATCTAAATTCTTCCCTAATTTTTTCCTTTAATTTATCACTTGCATTTAAATTTGAAAGTTCAATTTCAACTGGAGAATCGTAAAGATCACTAACAATTGCTTCATTCACAACATCCTCAATAGCACCATCACATTCTGGATGAAGTGCCATTTCACGATATCTTTTAATTAAATCAAATTCAGTTCTATAGACACCTTCAATATCTAGATACTGTCCATAAAATCCACTTGCAATAAAATTGTCTACCCCGTCGTCATTGTTAGGTGGAACGGGGGAGACAATGGATTTTGATTTTAATTTGTCACCAGAATCATCAATTGAAAATCCAAAAAGTTTTGCCATCTTATAAGTTTAGACCGTATGTTCTATTTAGTTGATATCCTGACCGCCAGCATTGTTTGCAGTGCCTCTAACTGCTTCCCACCATTGAACTTGGAATTCACAGGTGAACTCTTCAATTGCATCAGTTGTTTCACTAGAAAGAGCAATCTGTGAAACGTTTGTTGGGAAAATATCATACATGTGATATGTTCTCAGTGTAGAACCATCACGATCAAGTTGATAAACAAAAGCATCTGCCTGATAAAGTGCTGGATCTGTAGCACCAGTTGCATCAGAAACTCTGTTGATTGAATTAACCCAATTTTCAAGAGCAGATCGAATTGAAAAATCTGTGTCATTAATAATAGTAACAGTCCAAGATTCGAATGTTCTGTCTCCAGCAATTTTGAGAATTCTTCCTCTAAATGGAACATTAACTGGACCAATTGTCGATGCTGGAAGAGCGGCCGCCTTGATTAAAAATCTTGACTTATCCAGAGTATTGCCGTCTGTTGGTGCTGAATCTGGGAATGATAATACTACTTCAAACAGGTTAGCACGAGCACCGCCACCAGAGAGTTTACTCTTGAAGTCGGTAATCTTCCTTAAAGGAGGTGGATTTAGTTGATTTCTAGTTGCCATAGTTGTTTACCTCTTGTTTAATTAGAATTGACCGATTACTTCATCAAACGAAATGCCAGTTCTGGTGGCAACAAAAGTAAGACCAATGAAGTTAATTGATCTTGCTGGTTTGATATAGATATCAGCAACGAATTCATTATTATCGATCACTGCCGCCGTGTTATTTGTTTCATCACAAACAACCACATAATCATAGATTCCTCTCTTCGCCTGAACATCACGTAAGAAAGGTTCAACGATATTTACAAAGTTTGTTCTTGTGATTTCGTCGTTAAATTCAAACAGTTGATCCTTAGCAGCTGCTGAGATTGCAGTTTCTAAGTAGATGAAGAGTCTGCGAACGTTAATTCTATCAAATGCAGATGCCTTACCATATCCAGTCTTGTCACCAAACAGAACAATGCCAGCACCTGGTGAGAAGATGACTGAATTAATTCTATTTGAATAGAGGCGATCTCTTTGTGACTTAGATGGATTGTATGCTAATTTGACTGCATTCAGAATTGCACCTCTCGAAGTTCCTGCTGGCGAATACCATGGGAAGTTATTGATATCATTACGAGCACAAGTTCCAGCAATATCTCCATTTAGGGGTATATATCTGAAAGTATCAGAGAATCTGTCATACATGTACTTATAACCACTATCAAAAATGGCATAAGTTGATGACGTAATTGGTGAATAGAATTGAAGTACTTTATCTGTAATATCTGAAGCAGATCTTACTGTTACTGCAGTTTGATCTGCAGTATCTGTTAATGCAGCACCTCTATATGGTGAGATGAACGCAATCGCATCTTTTCTTAATTCTGCAACAGAAATGACTTTTTCTGCAAGTGCCTGAGCACTTTCCATGGTATAATTTGCAGATCCCATTAACAGGAAGTCTACTTTGAAATTATCAGTATTTTCAAATAGATCATATCCGGAAGAAATATCCGATATTGTTGCAGTTAGTGCCCCACTTGTAGTGATTCCTGCTTGTCCGTTATAGTTTAAACCTCCACCAAGAGTGAAAATCCTAGATCCAGTACCACCAAAAATTGCTCCATCTGCTTCTTGATCCCAAGCAAAATCTGTTTGTGGAACAAATCCGGAACTAAATCCTGCTGAAGTAATTCCTGAAGGAGCAGTACCACCAAAAATAAACGTAGAACTATTTGCTAGGTACTTTCTCCAATAAGAAGGACTACCTACAGAGTATTCTGCATCAGATGCCTTGGAAATATTTAAGTGCTTTTCAAGAATTGTTCCTGCGTTTCCAGTAACAGTTCCCTTATCATCAATTACGACAATATGGAATTCGTCGAATCTTGCTCCTCGTGCCTTTGCATAATCTGAAGTAAACGGGCGATCAGCAACACTATTCCAAGGAATAGTTGAATCTGTAAGTGTAATTGACTGCTGATCAAACCAATCTAATTGTGTAGTTGGAGTAGGCGTCACTACGTTTGTCCCTGCACTTTGTCCAGAAGTTACGATTCCAATTTGTCCAGTAGCAGAAAATGAATAAATTCCTGCAGGTTGATAATCTACAACGGTTTCAGTTCCTGCAGCAGACACATGACTAACAACTTTTACTGAAAGTGTTCCTGCACCAATTTCAGTAATAATTCCTTTTAAATAACCATCAAGAGATGATGTACTTCCAGCACCTGCTTTGACTTTTCCTACAACAGATTGAGTAACTCCATGTCCAACAACAACACTTGCAGTAGAAACTCCAAGAATCTGATCAGCCTTGGCATCAATCATTGCAACCTTGATTCCATTTGACCAAGATCCGGGATTTCTTGCTGCAAAAATTATGCCCGAAATTATATTTTCGTCATATCCCAATTCATTATAATGATCTAAACTCTTAACTTTAATACTTGATGCAGCACCGACTGCAGTAGGGACAAATCCATTTTTTAAATCTGCATCATCAGATCTTACCACTCTTAATGATCCACCATATGCAAGATATGATGATGCAGTTAACCAATGCTCATAGTGCTTGTCAACCGCATATGGTTCTCCAAAATTGCTTAGTAGATCTTGTTCCGTTTCTACCAAAGTTGGTGATCCTACAGGTCCCTTTGCAAAAGGAGCCACGATTGCACCGACTTTATTAGAAGTTGGGCCGACTCTCCCAACTGTTAGGTCAACTTCTCTTACTACAATTCCAGGAGATGCTAAATTTAGCGCCATTTGTATTCCCCGCCAGGTCCAGAATTATTCTAAAAGTATTTATAAATTTTGCCTCTTTAGCGATAGTCCCACATATGAGATCGGTCACCATACTCATCAACATTCCAAACTTCTAGTGGTTCATTTTGATTTTCTGCCGTAGCAAACATCCATCTATCTCCAGTTTCTGGTTCTACATAAACTTCATTATTATCTAATCCATCTAAAATAAACCCAAAAGGTGCCATGTCTTGCTCAACTTGATTCCTTTGCTCTTCATAAATTCTTTTACGAACATCATTGTTCGTCATTTCTTTAAAATAGTCTTGTGCAACTAACCATGAGAATATAACGAGGCACAT